GTATTCCACGGCAGCGCATACCCGCCGCCGGGTCCGGTCGTCGGCACGGCCGTGTTGATGATCGCCTCTGTGGTGAGCTTCCACTGGTTCATCAGGTTCGCACTGGTCCCCGATCCCACCGCGCGACAGGTCAACAACCCCTCGAGGTAGAACCCCACATTGGTTTTCGCGACGATGTTGCCGAGCACCGCGAGCGTATCGGCCGCGACGACGCCCCCGAGGCGCACGTCCCACCGCAGCGTGCCCGGCGTCGTCACCGCGACCGAAATCCGTCCGGTGATCGTCACGCGCCAGATGCGCCCGATCTGCCAATAGCCCGCCGGGAGCGTCGTCGGAAAATACGTGGGCACACAGGACGCCGCCGCCGCCGCCGTCAGGGTGGGGCCATCGGTATATGCCGACGCAATAATCTGCACCGCCATGTCAACTCATCCTCACCAGCGCCGTCGCCGCGACGTCCGCCGGGAACTGGACCGTGAAGGGGCCATTCGTGCTCGTCACGTCCGACCCGAAATCCAACACACAGATCGCCCGATTCGCTTTCGAGCTGTTATAGATCAGCGCCCCGCGGGCCGTGATCGTGCTCGCGGCCCACACCGGATCCGTCGTCCAGACCAGCATCGCCGTGGATCCGTCCAGGGCCGTCTGTAAGCCCGACAACGCCTGCCCGCCCGCCGCATACCCCGTCCCGGCCACTTCATTGGTCGCACTGTAGACCGTGGTCGACGGCGACAGCGTGGCGGCCGACGTGTAGAGCGCAATCTTGTAGGTATCCCCCGAGAAATGGATCCCGGCCGCGGTGGGCAGACATTCCAGTTTGAACGAATCACAAATGCCGGCGGTGATCGCCACGCCCTATCCTTCCGTAATCTCCGCGCCGGTCGTGGCGCCCTGCGCGTCCCGTTGCAGTGACACCCGCTTGATCGCCAGCGCCTTGGCTTCCGCGGACACCCGCGCAATCTCCAGCGCGTTCGCATCTTTCATCTGCTGCACCTGCAGTTGGGTCTCCCGCTCGAGTTCCGCCTTCTGCAGCGCCAGCGCCGTCTCGGCCTCCAGCTTCATCCGCAATTCTTCCAACGCCTGGTCACTCTTGATGCGCTGGAGTTCCAGATCGGCCTGGGTCTGCATCGCGGTCTGTTGCTGCGAGGCCTCGGCATCGACATGCGCTTTCTGGATCGTCGCCTGCTGTTTGGCCTGATCCGTCTGGATGGCCTGGTGCGCCTGCTGTAGTTGCTGCTGCATCGCCTGGATCTGTGCCTGCAGCGCCGCCGGGTCGGGTGCCTGCCCGTCCTGCTGCTGGTCCTGCAGATTCGGCGGCAGCGTCTTGCGCATCTTTTCCGCGATCTTGTGCGCGCCTGGGAACGACAACTGCTCCACGAACTCGGGCGCCGCGACGGCGGCCATCTCCGGCGGCAAGTGGGGAATCAACTCGTTCAGCGCGGCGGCGCCCTCTTCGCGGCGCGTGGCCGTCGCCTTCCCCACCGACACCGTGACCGCGTAGCGGCCTTTCGTCAGATCGTAGAACTGCGCCACGCCCTGTTGCAACGTCGCCTGATCCAATGGCGCACGCGGATCGCCCACCGCGACAGGCAACCCCGCCGAGTCGCGCACGAACTGCTTCCCGATCATGACCTGTTCGGGTTCGTCGTCCAGCCCCAGCGTGTGCAAGATCTGCCCCGGCCGCGTAATCTTCGGCAGAATCAGCAGCATCTGTTCCGCCGCGTAGATGATCGCGCGGCGCACGTTGTCGGGATAGTTACTGTTCGCGAGATCGCTCTGTGCCTGGAGCGCCTGCAGCGCGCGGCCGCTGCGCTCGTTCGGGTTCGTGTTCCCCAATGACGCGTCGCCCGTGCTCGTGCTTGCCTTGATCGCATCTTCGCTGACGCGCATCAACTCCACGGCGGCCTGAATCGGCGCCTCCGCCGTGTCCCGCGCCGGCCGCGACAACTGCCGGCCCGTCTCGTCCCATTCATCATACGGGAGATAGGACCAGTTCGTGGTGTTCGCCGACCCCCACATCGCTTTGTAGTTCGCGATCGCCGCCGCGGGCGCGATGTAGGGCGCCTTACTCCCCAGCGCGTAGGTTTCCATCGCCGCGCTGTAGGTGTAGTTCACCATCCGCTGCCCGTCCATGCCGGGCTCGATGATGCCGCGCAGCACGACGGCGCCATCCACGTTCAACTCTTCGCCGAACACGGGCACGACCGGGATGCGTGGCCCCAGCCACGTATACGCCTCGTCCTCGGTCTGCCCCTTGCGCCGCAGCTTCCCCAGTGCGTTGATTTTCCAACACTGCACCGTCGGCGTGCGCACGATCCGCGTGAACGGCGTCTGGCCGTCCGTCGTCGCCGGCTGCGTGATGCGCGTCGTCGCGAACGTGACCGTCCAGTATTCCGCGATGCGGACGGTTTTCTCGTCCACCCACCCCTTCATATCACCCGTCGCCATGAACTCGTCGAGGGACCGCGGCTCGCCCTCGTAATCTTCGAGAAACGTCGATCGCGACAGGTCTTCGGTGAGGAACATGAACCGCGCATCGCTCCGCGTGGGGAGGATCGCGTGCGGATCGCAGTAGACGGACAGGTTGTTCGCCACGCGCGCCATGCGCAGCTCTTGATCGTAGGCTTCGGGATCGTCGGGGCTCCCCGGCCACGACTCATACACGTAGTCCACGAGCAGCCGGAACCAGCCGAGCCCGCCTTCAATCGCTTGGTCCGCCGCCCATTCGACCGGGCTCTCTCCGCGCGACTGATGATGGATGCGCCGGAGCAGCCCCTTGATAATCTCCGCCGTGTCGTCGTCTGCCCCGTGACCCACGGGCATCACGTTGAACCCGAAATCGGCATTCTTGATCGTGTTGGACACCTGCCGGCACGGTTGCGACAAGCGATCGACCACGAGACACGGTTTCGCGGGTTGCGCGGCCTGCCCTTGCACGGCGCCGCCGCTGCGCTGCGTCTTGATCTCGGCGGGCCACTGGTCGCCGGCGCGGAAGTGCTTCGCGGCGAGAATCCGCCGGCGTTGCGCATCCTCGGCATCGGCGCACTCTTGCCAGCGCTCGCGCGCCTCCGCCATGAACGCTGAGTCGTCGCGCGCGCCGGCACGCCGCGTGTCAGCCACACAGCCCCCGCGCGTCACGATCCGGCGTATACGTCGATCCGGGACACACCAACACGGGCGGATGCGCGCTCAAGTCGGCCACGATGTGGTCCCGTTTCTCACGGCCGCAGTGCGCGCAGGGCGGGGGCGCGGGCGCGTCGCTCACATCGGCCTCCGCTGCACATACGCGTCGAACGGGCTCCACTTCGCCGCGATCTGCGCCTCGTGCAAGGCCGCTTCGAGATACGGCCGCTCGCGCGCCATGAGGTCACGCCACGTGTCCGGCTGCTTCATCGCCTTGAGCAACTGCACCTGTCGCGCCGGGCGAGACGCCAGCAGCTCGAGATACCCGAACACCGCGTCAATCACGTCGCGGTCCGCCCGGAGATACCGCAGCGAGTCTGCGCCGCGCGTCCGGAACAGATCCCGCCCGCCGAGCACAATCGTCAGCAGCAGCACGCGGTTCCGCTCGAGCCCGCGCACGAACTCGTGGATCAGGTCGTGGAGTTCCTGCTCGCGCCGTGTGGCCCAGCCGTCATGGGGGATATCGGGAAGGTGGAACATGCCTGCCTCAGTGTAGCGCGCGTGTCAAGATCCCATCCACCCGAGCGGCGACTGCGCGCCCACGGGCTGACGGAAGACCTCGGCGAGATCGACCGAGGGCTTCGTGCGCCCCACGATCCCGAAGTTGGCTTCGAGGTATTCGCAGCAGTTCATCCCGTGGTCATACTCGCCGTCTTTCTTCGGCCGCCGCACCGTCTTCGACCCCACGCTGACATCGTGCGGATCCCAGACGTAGCCGAACTCCATCGCATCCGCCACGAACTTCCACTGCGTGCTGCCATTGGATCCGATGCGCAACCACCGCTCGTCGTCGTCGTTCACGACGAACGCTTCCTCGCCCGCCAAGTCCCGCGATCGCAGCCGCGCCATGATGCGTTCAATGAGCGCCACGCGCACGATTGGACTGTTGCTGTCCATCTGCCAGCGCGCGGTGACACCCAGCCCGCGCAGCATCGCGCCCAGGTCCACGCCGATCGGGTTGCTCACCGCGTTCGGATCGCACGCCCACGACTGTTCGATCGGCTCCGGACACCACCGCGCGAGATACCGCTGCGCCTCCCGCACAAACGCGTCGAGATGCAGGTCCATCCCCACGAGCCCGCCGAGATAGCGCGTCTGCCCCGTCGGCGACACTTGGCGCACCACGATGCACGGCCAGTGTCGCCCAAAGTCCATCCCAATCTCGAGTGGTAAGCGCGCATCGTAAGCGCACGGCCGCTCGTGCCTGGAGCGAATGAAGAACCCCGGCCCTTTCTTGCTGCCGCCGTAGACCGGATCCCCCACGACGACCGCGCCACGTTGCCCCAATAATAGCGTCGTGTGCTGCGGCGTGCCCGGCGGGAAGCGCTCTTCCATGTCCTCGACGTAGCGCGGCGGCAGGTTGTGCGCGTTGTCGCGCGTCTTGAGCGCGTAATAGCTCGTGCCCTTCCGCAGCGGCTTGTCCGTGGGGAAGTAGCGCGCGACCCAATGCGTCGTGCGCACCGTCTGCGGGCTCAGCAGCATCATGCGCGGATAGCCCTTTTGCGAGAGGCGCAAGACGAACTCGTCATAGATATCCGCTTCGGGGATTTCTTCGGCTTGGTCGATGTAGCCGCCCGCGAGCGTCTTGCCGCGCAGCTTCGAGTAGCGTTGGGACTGGTCCTGCGATCGCAGGCCGGAGATGTAGACGAGCGACCCGCTCGGCAACTTGTCGTAGCGCTCGCGCGCGTTCCATTCGAGCCGTGTGCCGGCGCGATCGCAGACCTCCCGCCACGCGGGCATCAACTGCGACTCGGTATCCCCATCCGACCAGCGCGAGATCATCCAGTGCATGCCTGGATATTTCCAACAGGCATCGTGGACAATCTCGAGACAGAGCGTCGTCTTCCCAGATCGGACCGCGCCTTCGATGTCCTTCTCGATCGCCTCGTCCTGGAAAGCGACCGCATGCGCCCCGTAGAATTTCACCCGTGCTTCAGCCATGCATGAACATTGCGCCGTGTTTCAGGAGGTCAGACGGAACACCTGTCGCGGGCTCTCCCCGCGCACCATGCAGCGCAATCTGGTCACGACTCCGCGTCCGGAGCCGGCGGCGGCCCGCTGTGCAACTCCACGACGTGGCGCTCGACCACTTCGCCCGTGTGCCGCACCTCATCGCCGAGCACGCGCCAGCCTTTCATGATCGCGATCTGGTCGGTGTGCTTGCCCGTGGTGAGCACGTCGAGGGTGACGCGCGCGGCGTGCGCCTTCGCCAAGTCCTGCGCGAGCTTCGTCGTGTCGCGCGTGAGCAGCTTAATGTGACTCGCGACCTGCTGCAGCGTGAGAACCGGCCAGACCCGATGCAACGCGCGACCGCCGGTCAACGCCTCCCGCTCATACTCGCGCTCGGTCATGGCCTTGAGGATGTCGAGGGGGCTCACCAGTCCGTCGGCAATGTGCTCGAGCACGTGCTCGGCGAGCATCACCGCGGTCGAGATGTAGCGCGCATGATGGCAGCGCGAACACCAGAGCATCTCGGCGCGATGCTCGAGGTCGCACGTCGGGCACGTCCAGGTCGGTTCAGGCATCGCTACCGCAGAATCCCAGACGGCAGCCGCAACCCGAGCATGCCCAACAGCCAGATGCATAGCAGCACGACGAGGACCACGATCACGACCGTGCGAATCGGATCGCCGACGCCGAACGCCGCCATGATCCGCGTCGGCGCCCAATAGACCAAGCACGCGACGAGCACCGCCACCAAGAGCGCGACAATCGACAGCTCGCTACCCTCCATCCGGCGACCGCCGGCAAGCACAAGTCTATCCTGACTGTCAAGCGTTCATGGTTTGAACAATGCGCCTTTACGCCCCGTGATCGCCCGCACGCGGAGCCGCCGCTTGCGCTCTCGTTCGCGAGCCTCAATGAGGCGCTTCACACTGGCCGCGCGCGCGTTCATGGCATGGGCAAGCGCGATGATTTCGGCCTGGGTCATGGGTCCACCTCCGATCTGGTTGTGTGGTGAGTGTGGCGTGTGTTGGGGCAGTTTCGTGAGCTTCACGTGTGCGCCCGGGCGCGTATTACCAGTAACCATGACAACACAAACAACACACATAGCACAATGTTGATAATAAAGAACTTACAGCCACACATCTGACCACACAGCACGCCACACACGACGATTTTCTCACCACACAGTGTTCTAATATAGAACAAAAGTGGTGCCATTTTATTGACACGTCCTATTTTGGTGACGCTGTGGACTCGCCACACACTTGGCTGTGTGGTGAGTCGCAGGGGCTAGTCCGCGTCGCCTGGAACGAAGCCGTAGACGGTCCCAAGCCCACGGCGAATCGACTGCCCTTTCCACCCCAACGCGCGGAGCACGCTCCCCACGCGACGGGCGGATCGGGCGTCGTTATGGAGGTCGGGGGACTTCAAGCACTCCACGAGAATGTCTCGGATGGTGAGATCGGGTTTGCCGACGAGAAAGTCTCGGATGGGTTCCAGCCAGACATCGGGTGGTCGCCGAGAAGCCTGGATGGTCCGGGATTCGTCGGTTTCGTGGAACCAATACGGCTCAGTGGCCCATCGGCGCGTGGCTTCCGCGAACAGCGCATCGCGGTCGCGCGCGAGCGCCTCCACGTCGATCGCGCCACAACGCACAGGGAGAAAGCGGCGGCCGCCGGTATCGTCGTCGAGATAGTCGTCGCGGTTCGTCGTGGCGACGAGCACGCACTGCCGAGGGACCGTGCGGGCAAACCGCGCGTAGCTCGCGCGATACGTGTCGCTCGGCGTGCTCACCATCACCTTTTTGCGCTCCACATCGGCTCTCGAGGCCGCACTGAATTCGGCGACTTCGATAATCAGTCCGCCGGGGAGGATTTGCAGGAAGTCTTTCCCCGCCATCGACTCCGAACAGCACACATACCACGGCCCGCCGATGGTCCTGAGCGCTTTGGATTTTCCGATGCCTTGCGCGCCCTCGAGCACAATCATCGTGTCGAGCTGACAGCCAGGCGTCATGGCGCGCGCCACAATCGAGAGAAAGAAATGCCGGCCGCACGCGAGCACATACGACTCGCTCTGGTCGGCGCTCGGCCGGGCGCCGAAGTAGTCAAGAAACAGCCGATCGATGCGCGGTTCATCGTCATCCTTGAGGCTGTGCAAGTAGTCGCGCACGCAGTGGCGCTCGCGTTGCCGGGCGACGTAGTTGACGGCGCTGGCGACTTGGCCCTCGGAAATGCCGTGAATGGTCGGTTCGTCGTCGGACTGGATGGCGACCGTAATGCGCGTGATGTCCTCGTCGCGGATGGCGCGTGGAGGCGAGGCCGACATCATTACGCGATCAAGAAAGCTGTCGTAATAGAGTTGGGTTGGCCCCCATTGCGGGTCATGCTGAAGAATTGCGACGACGTTGGCAATGGTGGCGCGGATGCCGTTCCGCTCGGTGACGCTGAGAATATTTGCCCACGGAATGCCGCTCATTTGGCGGCATCCTTCGCGATGCGCGCCGCGCGCCGCGCGTCATCGTCCACCAACCACGCTTCGCTTTTGGTTTTTGCGCTCGCAATGGCCTCATCGAGCGTATCAAAGCTCGTCTCGTCCCACTCGATGAGTTCACCGGCGACGAGGATATCCTCCTCGGGCGTGGTGCGCGTAATGGCGGGCATCGGTGTGCACCACTCCTCCTCGTGCATGGGACTGTATTCAATAAGCTCGACACGCCATGCCACGACAGGCACGCGCGAGACGCGCTGCCCCCAGACGCGAACGATGTAGGCGTCGGAATGGTTTGGAACGACGGCACGAATGTGCGTCCGTGGATACTTCTCGGCTGGCATCATCGCACTCCCCTTTGAGTGAGAAATAGGCGGCCTGAACGTGAAAGGGCACGGTCAGCAGGGGGTTCATGAGGCCCACCGCCCGCACGCATTTTACCCCAAAACCCGCCAAGTCTGCGCCGAGCGCGACCGATTCGGCAAGCGCAAGATGTAGGGGCATCGCCAGCGGCAGGCACTGGGACTACTCAGGCGCTCTGCGCGGCTCCTGAGCGCGCGTGTCAGCCCAGGTGAGGGCAACTGCCAGCGCGGCGTATTCGTGGCCCCTGAGGCCATACAGCGGCCCCGGAGCGGCCTTCCGGCCGATGGCTGCGACCTTCCCGCCGAAGCGGTCGAGGATGGCCTGCCGAATGTTGGCATCCTTCGCCCGCATGGAGCCGCAGAGGTGCAGCTTGACGTCCCGGCGCGTGACCTGTTCGGCGCGGCCGCGCCATGCCTGGTGGAACCGGCCAGCCCACCAGACCGTGGCGAAGGTTTCCGCGCCCACGGCCATGCCCATCGCCTCGATTTTCTCGACGGCGAGCACGGCCGTCTCGGGCGTGGTGGCCGCCAGTCGCTCGAGGAGCGTATCATTCGGCAACGTGGCGCGATGGCTCACGCGGGCGATGTCGGGCTCATAGATGACGAGCGCCGACTGCGCCGTGCCGGGATCGACGGCGTAAATCACCATGCCCATCACTCCCCTCTATGCGATTGGTTACAGATGCGGAGAGAAATAATTATACGCCAGACGTATTTTTCGCTTGACGAATAATCCACATGGGCGTATCTTGGTGTCAGGAGGCCGATAATGAACCTCATCACCAACCTGCAAATCGCGGTAGACATGGCGCAACAGACGGCGGATGACAACGGCGCCCCGGTCGGCGTCGCGACGCGCGACGGCTGGTATCGCCTCATTGAGGATGCCGACGTGTGGGAGTTCGCGCCGGAAGTGGGATGGGCGCACGCCGCGCTGGTCAACCCGCGCGATGTCGAGGCGGAATCATGAGCCTCCTCAGCCTGATGAGCACCGACGTGCTGGCCGCGATGGAGCAGGCCTTTGCCTATTCGCACCACGCGAACCGTCCGGACGCGAAACACGCCTGGATCGCGGGGATGGCGTCCGCCGTCATCGCGGAACGCAATCGCGAGATCAAGGCGCTGAAACAGCGCATCGCGGACATGGACACAGCCTGCCATTACTGCGGAGAGCCCGGCGCGCTGACGGAGACGGGTGACACCGATTCCGCCACGGGCGCCGTCTCCGAACGTGCGGTATGCGCCCAGTGCTATCCTCGGTTTCTCTCGGAGGTGCGCCGATGACCTGCCACGAATGCGACGGCGCCGGCTTCGTCGAGGTCTGCTACAACGGTCACCCCGATCGGGAGTGTCGCGATCGGTGCGAGGTGTGTCATGGATCGGGCCATGTCGGGATCTGCGACGACTGCGACGAGCGCGACGCGACGACCACGCGCAACGGTTGGCAGGTGTGCGCGTCGTGCGCCGCGGACTACGATCGCGACGTGGCGCCGCGCGTCGAACGCTGCCCCGACTGCGGCGGGTGGGACGGCTGCGCCTGCCCGGCGTTATCAGTCCACGAAGCGCCGGCGCCGATGATCGTCGTAGCCCTCCTCGCGATCGGTGGGGT